GACGAAGTATGTCCCTTTCTTCTTGTTCAGATTGAGGATAGCCATCAGAAAAATGCACCCACAAACCAGGATATCCGCCGTTAGTGATTAGTCCAAGATTGTGTACAGATATTGCATGGTTCAATCTTATGTCGTTTGCAACAGAAAGGTATTGTGGTGCTCCATAAGCCCAATAGGCGGGGTTTCTATCCCTTATATGAACAATCTGTCTGTGAGTGAATACCTTTGGATTAAATTGAAGAAATTCAATTACCCCTGACTTCTTAAAGTTTAACCAGTCACGGCAGTAGTAGTATTTTTCAACTTCCATTTCTGCGTTATCAGGTAAACCTACCCTCATATATTTTGATGGAATATAGTGTATACCAGCAAGTCCTTGGCTTCTGTCTTCCTTCCAAATAACTTCAAGGAATAAATTACCTGTAACAAGGTAATCAAATACCATATCTCTGAATACATCATTCAAAGTTTCTTTGGTTGAAATACGATAGTCAGTAATAAATCCTTGTCCCACGACATTGTCTATCTTGGAACGAATACAAGCATTATGGATTGGTGAAAAATCCAATAGGTCATATAGACCCATAACAAATATGTTATCTTGTCCCCAACTTACCCAAGGCACACCACGCATTACACGCTCCTCAAATTTAACGAGGGAATCAAGTTGTTTGGAAAATTGAATATTTTGTATTACTTTCTTCATCTTATAATAAATATAGGTTAGTTTTGATATATAATAACCGCTTCCGTATTACCTGTGTAGTTTAGTGTTCCTATTGGACTATCAGTTTCTACCATCAACATTCCCTCATATACGACATCATAGGATTGTGAAGGAAGTAAATTCGTTGGTGAATATTGCTCATAGATTTTTAGATACCACTCACCAGGAATTAGATGAACATTTGCTGTTGTCCCTGAACTACCAATTAAAACCTCAGGTAAAGAATCGTCAATTGATATCAAAAATAAATCCTTTGAAGGCTCATACCCCACAGCAAGTGATGGCTCACGATAAGGAATAAACCTTGCCGTCTGTTGTGATAACTTATGACGAACGGTCCACAAATAAGTAACAGCACCAGCTAACGACTTGTTTCTTGAACAGGTAACTAGTGCTTGATTATTTAATGAACCTTGTTGTAGATATATCATAGTTTATTTCTTTTTAACAACATACACTTGCATCAACAAGTATGTAAACATAAGTTGTTCCCACAAAATTGTGAGTATAAGAACAACCTGTTACTCCATTTGGACAATCTGCTGAGTCCCCGTTTATACCACAGGTTAGTAAGGTTGAAAATACGATTGTATCCCCAACTTGAAGACCTGAAATGGTTGCAACATAATCACAACTCATTGATGATGGTGTTCCAATTCCTAAGTATGAACCACCATTAAGACTATAACCAAACTCCTGTGAAGTGTTTATATATCTTGCATAAACATACAACTGACCACCAGGATTTGTACTAGTCTGACTTGGAGTAACTTGTGGTGTGCCAGTCTGTGTAGGAGTCGCTTGTGGAGGGGTGCTTGACGGAGTTTGCGTTATGGTTTGTGTTGGGCTAGTGGTGGGTGTGCTTGTTACTTGTGGGGTCTCTGTGGGAGTCAATCCAATTGTTACGCTTGGAGTTGGAGTCATGCTCGCAGTGACTTGCGGAGTTTGAGTTAATGTGGTCGTCGGGCTCGGAGTTACTGTCGCTGTGGGAGTGTTTTGTGGAGTTACAGAAGGAGTGGGTAAGTTTTGAACAATGGTAATAATGTAGTTAAGACATTCCCCCTCTGATTGAACTTTAATGTTCAATGTCCCATCAGGAACAAGTGCAGTATAATAACCATATGTAAATGCAGAAGCAGGAACATCTTGTTCAAATGGAATAACATAGTTATCCACATCTGAATATAGATTAAATGGTCCAACAGCTGAACCCATATTACTTAGTGTTATTAGAACTGGTATTGCCATATATTAAGGGATTGTACAACTTAGTCCAGCACAGTTTGAACCACCTATCCAAGTCTCCAATGTCCATGTTGCGGTAGGTCCTGACGCATTACTGATTAGTTTATATTTGTAAGTTGATGAACTACTACAAACGAAATTACCAAGAGCATAATAAACATTTGATTTCAATTTAAGTGTTCCTGTGGTAACAAGAGCACATGAACTTTTATCGTAAGCTTCTACATTATAGAAGAAATAACCTGTTCCCAAAGTAGGGGTAGGCGAGTTAGTAACACTTGGTGTTTTAGTTGGAGTCACGGTGGGCGTGGGCGTAGGGTTGATTAAGGAATAAGCATATTTTGTTTTCAAATAATTCAATACTTGGTCAAATTCGGATTGTGTTAATAACTTATTATAACCCAAAAATTCAAACACAGAAATATCATTCACATTCGCTGAACCTGAATCATAACCAAATCCAATGTATACCGCATTTGTTCCAGCGTATACCGTAGAAGCACTCGTGCCAACAACATCGTTTACAGCGGCGGTATATCCTGTTGTAGTTAAACCTGACGCTGCAAATAAAGTTGACCCCGTTGTAAATGTAAATTGTCTTCTACCAGGTCTACTTCTTGAAACAGTGGTTAATGAACCATCATAGAATTGATAGTCAAAAATTGAGTTTGAACTTGTATAACCAGATGCTTCTTGTATTCCAATAGCCCAACCTGCTGTTGACCTATCTTTAACATTAGCCACAAAGAAGAATGTCTTACCTGTAAATGTTGTAGCAGATGATGGGTGATTTAGATACATCCAGTCACGACTTGTGAAATTAACTGATTGACCTGTATAACCAAATCCAAAAGTATCGTTAGAAACAATTTGTGGTTGGTTTGCTGCTGTCGGCTGAGTCAATGAACCACCAATTAAACCATTATTAGTCCAAGAAGAAACAGAAGCTCCATCTGTTGACTTAAACCAGTATTGAAGATTTCCTATTGAGCTAGGATTAAATGCTGGTTGAGTAGCGGTCGGGCTAGGAGTTATTGACGGAGTTTGTGTCTGTGTTGCAGTTAAAGTAGTTGTGGTAGTCGGACTCGGCGTCAAGGTAGTAGTTGGTGTGAATCCAGGTGTTTGTGTTGGCGTCACACTCGGTGTAATTGAAGGCGTTTGTGAAGGAGTAGCGGTTAAAGTCGTAGTTGTCGTTGGTGAATTTGTTACGGTAGGAGTGTTGGTTGGAGTGCTCGTGTTTGTTGCAGTAGTTGTGACTTGTGGAGTTGCGGTAGGCGTGCTAGTCTCAGTTGCAGTTAAAGTAGTTGTAGTGGTCGGAGTAACCGTTGGGGTCGCCGTAAGAGTTTCAGTCGTGGTAGGCGTCATTGTCTGAGTAACAGATGGAGTTACTTGTGGAGTTGCGGTCGGGGTTAAAGTAGGAGTATTTGACGGAGTTTGTGTTAAAGTCGGGCTTGCGGTCATTGAAGGGGTCGGAGGCACAGGTGAATAAACCGCACTACCTGAAAATGTACACCCTGTATTTGAGGCATAGATATAGTTATCGTGGAATGGTCTCCACTCCCCAAGATATGGTGACCACCAAGTCTTTAAAAATGTTCTTCTTTGTGTAGACATCTTTTAGAATGTTGAGCCTGAAACAACCCATGAACAAGTGTTTATATTTGATGGGAGGTCTAATACCTCAGTCTTTTCTTCTGCTGTTAAGCAGTCATAAATTCTTTCTTTGATGATAACACCATAACCTATTGGTAATTTATCACCAGTTTCCAAATCAAACTCACACATTTCATCAGGCAAAATCTGCCATGTTTGTGCTTGTTCGTTTGGATATCCCATACAAGTATTGATTCTTGTTATTAAGTCTTTTGCTTCTTGTTCCTGCAAGAAAATAATATATTCTACCATGTGTTAAATTGATATTTTGTTTTAAGATAATTGACTACATTGTTAAATTCAGTTGAACTCAACTTTCTATCATACATGATATATTCGTGTATTTGTATGTTAATACCAGAACCAGGAGTGTCCAAACCGAATTGTATAGAGGAAACAATTGTTGAATTGAAAAATGCATTTGAAATAGGTGCGATTACCCCCGCTCCAGTCAACACTTGAACCTCAAAATCTGAGGTATTTCCTGAAGCACACATTATCTGAGGAATACCATTGAGTGTATTTGCACTAGCACCTGGTATTGTGAACAAGTCAGGATTAAGAGCTATTCTATACTCTGAACTATAATTTTGATATTCAAATGAAGTTGAAGTAACAGGAAGTGATGCCACCGCATAAATTCCACTTTGGCTAGCATTATTAGCCATTCTACCAACAAAGAATATTGTACTAGCAGAAAAATCTTTTGTGGTAAATGTTCCATTCATGTTGTCCCTTGTTAAAAACTGAACAGCGGTTCCAGTATATGAACCAAGAGTTGCTCCTGTTATAATATCGGGTTGTCTTGCACCTGTACCTTGAGTAATTGAACCACCTAACAAACCATAGTTTGTCCAAGATGAAACTGATGAACCACTAGCACCCATAAACCAATATTCAAGGTCTGTTATTCCTGACGGTGAAAATGCTGGTGGTGTGCTACTCGGCGTTGGAGTGCTCGTAACTTGTGGTGTTATGCTCGGAGTTGGTGAACTTGTCTGCGTAGGAGTCGGAACAGGTGATGCCCATTCGTCATATCTCCACTTGTCTCTTAGATATAGTTCAACCGCTTCTTGTTCTGATGATGATAATTCATAATTGAATACCATCATTTCAGCTAATTCAATATTGTTATTTGTACCGAATAATTGTTGGGTATTGTTGGTAGTACAACCAAGATTAAAAGCATTCCATCTTGGACTAACAGTTGTTCCTGTAAATAGTGTTGTACTTGTTCCTGCTGATTGGTTTAATTCCCAACTACCAAAGCCAGGATTAGCAGGTAAAACTGCTTTCATCAAAAACTTACCATTAAGTGTCGTTGAAGTATAAGGTGTAGGAACACCCGCAACTTGTGATGATGCTTGTGGATAAATATTTGTATTATTTAAATTTGTTCCACCAATAAAACCAGCAAATTGTAATCTATCAAAAATATCAGACCCACTTTGAGCAAGTGTTCCGTTCGTATTACCTGAATATAACTGATTCGTAAAGGCTGGTGTGCCTGCTGGATTTGACCAAACAACAAATATGGTTGACCCTGAATGTAATAATGGTGTTCTATCAAAAGCAACCAATCCTTTTCTTAAAGCTGTTGAAGCGTTTGGTGTAAATCTGATAATATTTGGTGAACCAGGGAACGATGTTGAAGCAGAATATGTTGGATACCTATCAGATGTTTGACCTGTTAAAGTCCAATTCTCAGTACCCTTAGAGGTAAGTTGTGAAATATATGTTGTTCCACCCGACAGAATTAAATTCATTGTCGTTGAATCACTTGCATCAAACCACAATGATGGTTGAACAATTGGATAAGGTGTAGATGATGGAGTTACAGATGGGGTTAAAGTTGTGGTAGGAGTATTCGTGGGAGTTTCAGTCAAGGTTGGAGTAATGCTTGGAGTAGGAGTCGGTTGACTTGTTGCTGTTTGCGTTGGCGTAACAACAACATCAGGACCATAAGCATCACCGATACCTGAAATCATTTCACCTGTTAAAATCGCTGAACCCAAGCGCGTTCTTTGAGCTTGGGATTTCATCAATTCTTGTATTGTTGGTTTGTAAACTCTAATATAATTTCCGACAGGTCTATAATTTCTGCCACCCCATTGTAATTTCATGTATAAAATATTGGCTAAAATAAGGGGGGAATAAACCCCCCTTAAATTTATATATTAGGATTGAACTGTAAATCCTGTTGCGATTGCTGCTAATGTTGTTGTAACATCAATCTCACGAGCGGGATTTGGCTCCCCTCCCGTCATTGTAACTGATATTCCATTTAAATCATTATACGCCTGACCCGTCTGCTGACTAGCAGTGGTCACCATCGCGCCGTTACTCCAAGCAACAGCCCAATAACGCTCATTATTATCTTTGATAATAATGTAAAGTTCATTTTGTTTTACCAAATCAAAGAATAAATTTCTAAGCGTTTGGTTAAGTTTCGGTAAGGATATTACCACTGCTGGTTGGAATGTAACAGATTGAGCAACATCGTTAACCAAAATATCCTCAGTGAATGAAGAAGATTGTTTAACAAGTTCAAAGTGATACCAAGTCCCTGAGCCACTGAATCCAGTAATTTCATCACTACCAGATGTTGTGAAGCCAGAAATCGTATGACCACTATCACCCAAAATCCACATTTCTTTGATACCACCAATAGATGCATTTCTACACTTTTTGTTATCGTTGAAGCTCTTTATCTTCAACTTCACCACCTTCATTTATTCGTGGTGTTCGGACTATATCATCAACATTTCTGTTGTTGGGCACTCGTGGAAGGTTTATTGTTTGTGTTACTCACCTTCTAGTCTCTGAACCTTTTTCCTACTTTCTACACTTCGGAAACTTGGCTGCTGATTGTCCTCTCGGAGTTTCCAGCAATTCACCCAATTTAGACTGGACTGTTAAACGCTAATCCAGTGTGTATCCTTGGTCTATATAACACGACATAGTTTATATATTTTAAAATTTGGTTTATTAGTTTTTAGCAAGTACGAATGAATCCACAGAGAATACTCCAAGACCATATACCATACGAGCGATGATTTTTACGATATCTTCGTAAGGGTCATACATACCTTTGATTTCAATACCGCCATTGTCTGTTGCGTTCATACCTACCATGAAGTAAGAAGCTGGACCTACAACAACAGCATTTTGTCCGTCAAGACCTTGTGTTGGAATAACTCTAACATTCGTTCCTGGTAACATTACTGACCACTCTTGACCTTGTGCTGCAGAAGCATCATCAAAGCTGAATAAGTTTACATAAGATGATTTTCTCATTGAAGCTACAAGACCTCTATAATCAGAGTAAGAGCAGAATGCGATTAAGTCATTCAAATGTAATACATTCGCAGGAATGTTTTCGTAGTAAGTTGAAAATACATCAAGACCATTGCTTGAAGTAGCTGCTGTGTAAGCAACCTGAGTAGCACCATTACCAGAAGTAACAAGAGCTAAAACTCCGTCAAAACACTGTGAGTTGTACTCAGTACCACCAGTCGCAGTTGTATTTCTCCACAATTGCTTTTCAATAGAATCAGCAATTCTGTTAGAAATATCTGTGATGATTAACTCCTCAAAAGGTACTGTCTCTTGAAAGTTTGAGTTAGAAAGTCTCTGACTCAAAAAGTAGTCGTACAAATCGTACGCACAAAGTGATTGGTTAACCTTCTTGTTACAAGTAGCAATTGTTACTTGTGAAATTGTGGTATCACCAGTTGCGTTAAATCCACAAGTACCATCTTGGAAGATAACATTGTTCGTTAAGAACCCTACCTGTTCTGTCCCCTTAATATTCGGACGTATTGTAGCGTACTTTGGTAACGTCTCTCCAAGAATACTTTTGATTAACATGTCGGTAGCGTTTTCGTCCACCCACACACTCAAATTGGAGAGGTTGTATGAAAATTTTTCATTCTTTTTCATAGTGATTATTGTTTTTGTTTTTTGTTTATTTTCTTAATTCTTTAAGGAGCTGAACTCTGTAATCCTCAAATTTTTCTTTGATATCAATCTTTGCATCTACTGGTTTTCTTTCAGGTGCATTTTTAAAAGCTTGAAGTTCAGATTTAAGGTCAGAAATTTCAGTTTTGAATTTTCCGTTTATTGTTTCTACAAGGGATAAAAGTTGTGTAATACCATCTTTAAGTTTTTCAACCTGTGCTACCTGCTCAAAGTATAAGTCCGTAGACATCTTTTCTTTGGTCATATTTTTAGCTTTGATTGAACCACAAATTCTAGCTGATACTTCTTCTGAATAACCCTCTTCTGCCATTTTCAACATGCATTCGTCCCAAGGGAATTCTGCCATGTCTTCGTAAGCCATTTGTTCAACATTTTCTCTTTGAACGATTTTGCCGTCAACGGTTTGGATTCTGATTTTGTTTTCATTGCCTTCGCTGTCTTTTAAAACAACTTGGTGCTCGCCATCGGGTGCTTTACTCTTTTCACCATCAGGACCAAGAACATATACTTCTTCACCCACATCAAATGTTGGTGATTCCAATTTCTGTCCCTGAGCATCTTCTGCAACGGTCATTGAAACTTCTTTTGAACTTTCAACTTCCTCTTGGTCTCTTTCTACTTCTTCTTCTGCCTGTTCAACTTCCAACTTGATGATTGTAGATTCTTCATCTAACGAAATCACCAAACCCTCACGAGTTTTGTGAACCCCCATCGGAGCTGGTTGTAGTGTTGCTTCTGAAACAACATATAGAGTTTGACCTACCTGAAACTCACCATCAGAATTGTTGGTAACCTCAGTTTTTCCGTCATCTAAAATTGTAGTGAAAAAAGATTCCTTTTTGAATCTCAAACCTAATAACTTAACAATCTTATCAAGTGCTTGTGTTGCATTCATAATTATTAGTTTATTTGATTTAGAATGTTTATGATTTCTTTAAGTAAATATCTATCAGTATTTTCTACCGAAAATTTGTACTCAAAGTTTCCTTCTATTGATAACCCTTTTACTTTGCCTTGTTTAATCATTTCCCACACTTCGTCATTATCCACACGATATCCAACCATCCAGGTCCCAACAGGAACATCTTGTTTTGAATACCCCATGTTATAAGCTTTATCCTGCTCACCATCTACAATCCAAGATTCAACAAGATACACCCCATCAAACTTTTGGTTGGAATGTTCATAGTTTGTTTTGTCCGTTCTTTTTTCAATAAGAAATCTTTGACTCATAACCTTGATTGTTTCAGGTTTGAATGTAACAAAATATTTTTCTCTTGTTATTTCATCTATCCTTGGAATTAAAATCCCTGGTTTCATTGCTGGTGAATATAACATTCTTTGTTCTTCGTCAATTGAAAACTGAGCTTGTTTGTTATACCCCATAGATAAAGATACAGGTGATATTGATTTAACACCAGCTCTTTGGTATGCTCTTCTTGCCTCAGCATCGTTATCAATTGCTTCCACAATCTGATAACCTTTTTCCATCAACCACTTTGCCTTATATTCTTTAAATGCATTTGATGCGTTTGGACCTTGTGGGAAATCAGACAAATAAATGTCGTCCCATAATACCCCAAGTTCGTTGAGGTGTCTTTTTGTTTCTTCCGTTCTTGACTTCTGTCTTCCTGAAACAACAACGATTCTATATGTCTTAGCTTTTTCGTTAATATAATCTATGGTCTTCTTGATTGGGGAATTACCTCTTACCAAGGTATCGTCCATATCAACTATAATAACTTGTGATGAAGCTCTGGTCATCTTTTGTGATTGTGAAATTGCATAAGCTTTTTCACTTGCTTTTTTGGTTTCCTCAGAATAATATCCGTTATTCGGCATTGACTTTGGTGGCATTCCTGCTTTACCAGCAGCAAACCCTTGGTCAACAACATCTTTTCCTTGAACCAAAAACTTTCTCCAAGCGTGAACGCAGTTAGGTCCACCCTTGTATAACCACTTTGAATATGGCTCTCTGTTATGACCGAAATCACGATTGGTATCACGAAGAAGGTCAATCTCCAATCTTCTAAAATATCTGTCTTCAATTGAATCACAAAACTCTCTATCAGGGGAACCAGTCAATACCCTTTCATACTTGAAGTATGTTGTCGGGGTTTTATGGTCTCTATCTTTTATTTCTTGTAGTGTTGCACCCCTCATTGATTCAATCACAGCTTCAAACTTTTGTTTGTCTGTTCTTGATAAGAATTGAAGGAGTTTGGCAATCTCATATTCTTGTTCTGTATACTCACCAAGTTCGTCGTCTTGGTCAATAGCGTCAGAATGAATTTCACAAGGCATATACATTTCAACACCATCTACCATATGAACATGTGAACCATTGCAACCAATAACCTGTGCGTATGTGGCAGCTTGGGCAGGATTATCAAATACTGGTACCCCATTGATTGTTATTGCAAAGTATGTTCCACCATCGTCCCAACAACCATTATCAGGACAACCACAACCACAATTATTTCCTGTGATTAAGGAATCACTGCTGATTTGTCCAATCGGATATTGTGATAACTCTTCTTTTGGAACACAATTTGGCACCTTAACTCCCTCAGCATTTCTCTTCCAGCCTATCATTTCGTACCCTTCCCAACATGGACCTTCTTGCATATCATAGTATCCTCCACTACAACCACACATTTCCGTATCCCCTGAGGTCTTTGACCAAGGTTTAAGATTACTTGTATTTATTTCCATCTCCTCTCTAATGGTCTGCAATTTCTTCTGAGCCCATTCTACACCTTCTGTTCCTCCCCAACCTAACCAAGCAACATAACCAGCATCTTTCCAAGGTGTTCCTTGAAACTCGGGGGCTATCTGACTATTCCTTCTATGTCTTTCAAATGCGGACATTCTGGCAATTGTTTCCTCTGAAATGTTTTCACCTGAGCATAGTTGATTAGCTCTTGTCCAACCCACTTGGGTCATTCCTTGAACTTCATCACCATGCTCGTCTCTCCATCTTAATACCTTACACGCATTTTCACGAGCGGCTTGTGGGTAGTCGTTATATGTTTCAAATGATTGTCTTCCAAACCACATAAATTCTGTTTCAATTGCTGGTTGTAATACAAGTGCAATTTCTTCAACACGAGTATCCCCTGTTAAAGCATCGTCTACCAATAGTTCAATAACTTTCAGTGCCATAGATTAAAATTTAGACAACGAATCCAATCTCTTGGATATCAATTGTTCGTTTGTTATATCTGATTCAAGAACATAAGCTCTAATAGGTTTTTGTTGTTGTTTAGCTAACGCTTCAACAATCCTTGAATCATCAAAATTGTTCATCACCAATGGACGACCTCCACCAGCTTGGTTAATTGAACTTAACAAGCCTTGGAAATTCATTGTTGATTGTCTGTTTATAATTGCTTCATTACCCTCGGCAACCACTCCCATTTGAGCCAAAGGTATTCCACCATTCTCGTGTGATGGTCCCCTTAGTATCATACCACCCTGAGCTTTCAATATACCACCCTTTCTCATTGCCTGAGCGTTTGATAATTGGTCTTGAATAATACCTATTTGAGCGGCAGTCACACCCGCAATTACTGCGGTTTGAACTGCTCCTAAGATTGGGTTTGCTGCAATGAATGGATTTGTCCATAGAGCAGTTATCGCTTGTGCTGCGTTAGCGATAGATTGAACAAGTGAAAATTGTAAAGCAGATATTCTACCCCTTTTTTCAATCTCTTTTCTTTTCTCTTCATAATCAGCTTGGATTTCTAATCTTTTATCAGCTGCTGTTTTTGAATCACCCACAACTTGTTTCAATGCATTTTCTTCCGCGGTTTTAAGCATTTCCAAATCTGTTCTTACCCTTTCTTGTGTAACGGCTGAAATCTGATTGAGACTATTTGAAAATTGTTGGAAAACCATTTCAACAGTTTTGAGCGTCTTTTCTGTTTCAGTCCTTTTTGATTCCTCAGTTTCCTTTGCTATTTCCTTTTCTTTTTTCTTGAAAAGAATATATGCTTCCAAGTAATCTTTATCATCAGCAAGAGCAGCATTCTTATTTTTTTCAGATAACATTCTTTTGAAATTTGCTAGACCTTCTTCGTCTTGCATAACCTTCTTCCTGAAATCCTCATCTTCTTTTTCTGCTTTTGTTCTTAAACCAAGAAACTCTGTCCTTATTGTTTCAAAGTTTTTAAGGACAAGTCCACCTAATGATTTGGATAAGTCAGTTGTTTTACCAAAGTCTTTTACAAGTCTATTAAATTCATCATTCAATGAAATTACCCCTTGTTCTGCTTTAACAGTACCCACCAAAATCCTATTAAACTCATTGATAATTAAATCAATACTTTGTTCAACTTGCTTAGGGTCAATGATTTTCAAATCAATTTCCCCTTTATCTTTATAAGCTTTGATGGCATCTGAAACACCCTTTATCTGTCCCTCCAATAATTTAACTTGGTCGGCAGCTAAACCTTTAATTGCTTTTTGAGTTTCTAATGATTCTAATTTCTGTTTTAATAAATCCTCATACACAGGTTGGAATAATCCTTTTCGTATCGCTTGATATGTATCATCAGCATTTTTCTTTGCTAATACTGGGTCAAATTCAACCTTTTTTATTTCCTTAGTAGTATCATCTATTTCTAATTTAAACTCACCTGTAACAACTGCTAAATCTCCAAATATCTTTAACAAATTGAACCACTCACCATAACCTTTTTTTGTGGCAACAATGTTTTTGTCCCAAGCTGTGTTTAGTGGTACGAGTTCATCTAATACTTTTTTGAAACCTGGTCTTTTTTCAATCAAATCATACATTGCTTTGTATCCATTTGTAACAGCCACAACGGCCTCTCTCTGTGCTTGTGTTTTAACAAATCCACTCTCCATAGCACTTGTTAAAATCTTATCAAATTTTGTTATATCTTCCTGTGGTTTTGTAAAAGCTTTCTCTAATTCTTCTCTGAATACTATAAAGAAATTTCCAAAAGCATCAATCTTTGGAGGCAATACACCAGTTACAAGGTCATCAAATGTTTTTGTAAAATCAACCAATTCTTGTGCAGCTTCAATTCTTGCTTGTTTAATTTTTTTAAGGTCTTCAATAACAGGTATTTCAACTCTAACATTTTCTAACGCTTTTATAGTTTCTTCATATTTACCAAATGCCTTCGTCAATGCTTCAAGCTGGTCTTTAAAATCAATAGCAGATGTAACTCCCTTTTTATAAGATTGGTTTAACTCTTCTTGTGTTTTTTTAGCGTTTTCTTTTTGGGTATTAAGCCTTTTTTCTGTCTCAACCTGAGTGTTCAACGCTTCATTAAATGGTTTAATTTGCGTCAATATTTTATCAGTTTCAATGAATGTACCTGCTAAGGCTTCTTCCAATTTTTTATTTTCATTTGTTAAATCCTCTCTTGCTTGTCTTTGGTTTTCAATACCTGTTTGTATATCCTTTGAAATTGAAACATATGCATTACCCCCACTTTTAACAAAGTTTGTGAATTGTTGCCAAAGTGTAACACTTTCAAGTAATCCCTGTTGTTCTAATTCTAAAAGTTTGACTGCGTTTTCCGCAATCTTTTGAGTTAAAAGTTTTGCCTTAGCTTCAAGGGTATATTGTTGAATCTTTAATTTGATAAATTGAATACCTCTTTCATTCAATTTATTTTCACTATCTATAAATGCATTAAAACCTGGATACTCCTTTTTAAGTTTTTCAATTTCCTTTGTTTGTAATTCCCTTTGTCCATTGAATTTTGTTAAGATTAAAAGTGAGTTTGATAAATTATTGGCTTCATCAGAATTAACTTTTGCCAATTCTTTTTGAACATTTATTTGTTCCTTTGTTTGACCTGTTAGGGTAACATATGCTGCTACCAACAAACCAACCACAGCAAGGATTGCTCCAAGTGGGTTAGCTGCGAGGGTTGCCCATAATACCCTTGTGGCTGTTGTCGCAGCGTTTGCTGCCGCAGCCGAGGCGTATGTTGCGATGTTGG